CTACATGGCGCGCTTGCGGTAGCGGTTGAGGACCGCCAGTTCGCCGAGGGTCCAGCCGAACCCGAAACGCGCGTACTCGTACTTCACGTCATCTATCTGCTTGCTCCACAGTCCGTTGCCGTTGGCCGCTAGGCGGGCTGATGCGGTGACGATGACGGCGGCGATCTGCGGGTTTGGTTCGTCTCCGGTGAAGCCGCGGCCACGGGTGTAGGACTTGGCCAGCAGGGTGACTAGGGGGACGACCTCGGTCACGTCCCCTTGGGTGAGGGACGTGACCTTGGCCGGATCAACGGGCATTGGTTATGCCTCGGTGAGCAGGGTGACCGCCTTGGCCTGTAGCAGGGCGGTGTCCCAGCGCGATACGACACGGATGCCGATCGAGTCGTAGTCACCCCAGGTCTGATCCAGGATCTTCACTTCGGCGTTGACGTCACGGGCCACGACCACCTTGGACATATCCACCAGGGCCACACGGTTCTTTGTGGACACGGCGGGGATGTTGTCGGTGAGGATGACCGGCAGGCCCAGCAGGCGCAGCTCGGTGCCGTTCTGGATGGTGTTGGGGTCGAACAGGTACCGGGCATCGGTGGTGCCGACCTTGAGCTTGCGCAGTGCGGCGAACGATGCCGAGGTCATCACCCAGTGCGTCGGGGTGACCTTGTTGCCCTGCGCGGTGGCCAGGCCGTCGATGAGGCTGTCGGGGTCGGTGAGATCCAGTGTGCCGGTGGCGATGCCGGTGGCCCGTAGGATTCCCTTGATGGTGTTCGATGTACCGGCTCCGTCCCACAGGGCGGCGTCCAGGGCGTTGGCTACGTCGGTGACCAGCCGGGTCCGCAGCACGGACTCCAGGCCCACCACGCTGGTGCGGATCAACTCGTTGGATAGCTTCACCAGAACCTTGAGTCCCTTGAGGGTGGAGGGCAGCAGGGTGACCTCATCGAACGCGACATCGCCGTCGCTGATCTGTGCGCCTTCTGCGACGAATCCGGCGGTGACGCCGTTGACGATGCGCGGTACCCGCACGGGGCTGGAACTATCCAGGACGACGGGGCCAGCGGCCAGGAAGGTGCTGGCCTGCTCAAGTGGCTGGACGAGCAGGTTGGATACCTGCGACTGGATGAGGGTTGAATTACCCGATGTGACTTCGATGGCCACGATTAACTCCTAGCGACATGTGATTTGGGGGAATCGACACGTCGCCAGGACGCCAATCGGGCGAGGGCGCCAGGCCCTACAAGTTGAGTGTATCCGACTCAGGTTCGTTCTTTCAGCATGTCCAGCAGCGAGAAGGACCCGGACGAGGGTCCGCGCTGGCCCTGGCCTATGTCGCCAGTGGGGCGCCGGGATGCCAAGTGGGGCTTGGATTCCAGTAGGTCGTTGATATCGGCGTTGAGCTTGTCGGCGTCATCGAGGTGTTCGGGGTCGAAGGGCAGATCTGATGGGTCTGCCAATCTTCCTGTGGCCCGGACTAGTTCGGTGTGCAGCCGGGTGGCCAGGCCATCGGCATGCTGGGCGCGCTGCCGGTACTTGCCGTTTTCCTGGCGCAGGTTCTCGACATACTCGCGCGGGAACGTCTCGGGCTCGGGATCTTCTGGCGTCTCGGGAGTTTCGGCTACCGGGTCGGCGATTTCTTCTTCGGGGGCGTAATCCGTCGGCTTTGTCCTTGAGGCGAAGGAGGACGTATGGTGTCCTCCTTCGTGGGTTTCCGGCTCGGGGGTGTCGATGTCGGTCATGGGGTTTCCTTTCGGTGGTTGATTTCGCTGATGGTGTCAACGATTTGGTGGGCTAGGTCCATCGCTTCGGCGGTGGACAGGGAGTAGGTGATACCCGCGCAGCGCAGCCGTATGGGCCTGACGGCGTGCGGCTCTGCGGTCACCATGGCGGTGAAGTTGCGGGAGTTAAGCCGCATTGGGGTTCTCCTGTGGCGGGGCCTCTTGCGCGCGGGCGTCGGCGATCTTGCCGAGCTCGTCGTCGGAGTATCCGAGCTTGCCGAGGGCGTACGCGGCGGGCAGCAGACCGGCTTGGTAGAGCTTGACCACCGCGTCGGCTTCCTGCGCTACCGAGCGGGTAGCGGCGTCGGCCCAGTGCACACGAATGTCGTCAATCTGGCTGGGGTCACGCCCATCCCGTACCGCGATCATCAGTTTGGCCACCTGCTCCCAGGACCGCCCAAAGGTGGCCTGCCGTGCCTCGGCGCGGGCGGTCAGGGATGCCTCGGCAGCACGCAGGGCGTCCGCTGATGCCGGGTTGTCGGTGAACACTCCGACGTAGTGCGCCGGCAGAGTGGACACGGCCATGATCTGCCCGAGGATCACCCGTACCGAGGCTTCATACCCGGATAGGTCTGCCGCCTGCAGCTGGCCGAACTTGGCCTCGTCGTTCTCGGAGATCATCGCCCGGTGCCCTTCGGGGATCGGGTTGACCTCTTGCATGGTGGGCTGGCCATCGTCGTCAAGTACCGGGTTGCCCTCCTCATCTAGGATGGGTTCCTCAGTCAGCTCAATGCCGGTGGCCCAACGGCGTGGGCGTCCAACATATTCGGAGGTGACCATCATGTCGGCAAGGGACTTGTTCAGTGCGTCCACGAGGGGCTTGAGGTCGTCTATCTCCGAGCTGCCCCAGTCCCCGATAACCCGGTCGGTGTTGCGCAGGTTGACCACCGGTACCACACCTAGCGGGTTGGCGAACTCATCAATCTGCTCGAATCCGTTGGCCACCGCGCCCTGCTGCTGCGCCCGCAGCCGAATGATCCTGTCGGGCAGGTACATGACCGCCTCGGTGGTTTTGAGGTTGATGTCCTCCCACCGCTTGATCGCGGCGTAGGTCTGACGGCTCCCCGGATCATTGAGAATAGCCACCTGTTTGGCGCTCTCCACGGTCACCTGCGGTCTACCGTACTTGTTGGCCCACACGATCACGTAGGAGTCACCAAGTAGCAGCGCTTCCCGGTGCGCTACACCGCAATCCTGGTCCAGGTTGTTGCGGATCCAGTCGGCCCACAACTCACCATCGCCGGAGAATCCGGTGATCCTTAGCCGCTCCGCGAGCGCGGTCACTGCCAGGCGGGGGATGTTGGAGGCCATGATGCCGAACCGGTTTCCCAGTGCCACCTTGGCTTCAGGGGACAGAAACGCCAAGGGCTGTTTGCCTTGGGCGTAGCGGTCCAGATCGGCGTAGCGGGCCGATGGCTGGTCCAGCCGGGTTAGTAGATCCTGTAGCAATGTCATTCAAAACTCCTTACTCGCTTACGGTTTCGTTGTTGATGCCACGCCGCCCGGTCGTACGCCACGATGGCGCCGACAGCGGCGTCGATCTTTCGGGGACTGCCTTTCTTGTCCTTTGAGACCAGGTCCCCCATGGGGGTGCGTTTGGCGACGCAGTGGGCTATATGGGCTGCCATCCGGGTATCGCCGTCGTGAGTGACTACCTGTGTCACCACGGCTTGATACAGCCGGTCCGTGGCCGGGGCCATCCGCTGGGCGTGGGCGGTGTTCCATTCGATGACGCGACGTTCACCGTGGCGCTTGGCCCACGACTCGATCTCGCTGCGCCACCCCCACGGGTCACACGCGAGTTCCACCACGTCGTACTTGGTGAAAGCCATATCGACAGCGGCGGTGACAGATTCACGGGGAACCCGCCAACCTCTGTCGCCGGGGTTCTCCCACAACCCCTCCACCCACAGATGCCCGTCCAGGGTGCAGCCGACCAAGGCAGTCGAGTCACCCGAGGCCGAACCGTCGAACGCCAGGACCACCCGCTCGCGCGGCTGTGCAGCACGATCTGCCGAGCAGGCATCCCAAGCACCCCACGGCAACCACGCCTCCACACCGGTCACCCACTGACCAAGACGCAGCTGCCGGAACACCGGCTCGCGCAGGGTACGGCGGGCGGCCTCTAGGCCATCCTCGGCAAGGAAAGGGTCCTCACAGGCCAAGGCGGGGTTGGCTATCCGCCACGCCTCCCGGCTATCGGTTGGGCATCCCTCGGGGGCTGCGAACTCCCTGAGGTAGAACGCCGGGTCATCGCCTGCCCGCCCATGCTCCACCAGGCGCCACATCACACAATCCGGGGACGATGACGGGGTGCTGATGGCCAGCGTCAGCGACTCGGGACGCTTGCCCGATACCGATGTCACTGCCTCCCATACCGCCTCCGTGACCACGTGCAACTCATCGACCACCAACAGGCTCGGATCGAACCCATGCAGTGCACCAGGCTCGGCCGGTAGCGGCAGAAGCACCGAGTCGTTGTGCGGCACAATGATCCGATCCGCGAACACCTGAGCACGGTCAGCCAGCTCCGGGTTGAGCTCGATCATCCGGCGCGCCATCCGCAACGTGATGTTGGCCTGCCGCTGATCGGATGCCACCACCAACACCTCCGCAGAAGCATCCCCTGCGAACAGTTCGGTGACCGCCAGCATCGCCGCCAGACCCGTCTTGCCATTTGCCCTAGCGACCGACACCAGCCCAGTACGGATACCCGGCGCGTATGCGCCCGTGATGATCTCAGTCTGGAACCCTCGCAGCTGAACCGGCTTACCGGCACCGACGCCCTTAGGGACCACCAAGTACTTGGAGATGAAGGCCAAGCGTCGACCAGCCCGGTCAGTGGGCAGCTCCGACAGGTCTAGCGGATCGGCCTGAATAGCACCCTTCGGGCCGGCCTTCATGGAAGGCTCCATGTATGGCTTTCACAGTTCACCGGCCAGATGGCAAGGACGAGTTCGGCGATGAGTCCGTATATCGGTTCCTCGATGATGGCTTGCTTGAGGTTGTAGTCATCAACGGCTCGGGTGACCGCACGCTGATACGAGTGTTGTCGCCGCAAGGTTGGCTGGAGGTTACTGCCGATCCAGACCACGATTCCGGCCGTCCTAAGGGAACGAGCGTTCCCAGTCCGAGGCGGATTTACTAGCCCAAGATTGTCCTGAAGCCCACCGTCGGATGCCGACTGCATGACAGACTTCCGTACGTGTCTATTGAGGTGAAACTGACTGGTGCGGACAAATCCGAGCTCCTTGCTCACGAAAAGGACTGGTTCGAGATCCTGCCCAGCGGTGTGCTCGCGCTCCATTACGGGGATGAGATCCGGTCGTCCGACTACTTCGCTCCACATGCGTGGGAGTACGTCTCCTCGCCCAAGAAGCCAGGACAGGTCGGACCGGTAAAACCTCACCGCATGGTATGACCACCTCACGCGACACCTCTGCGCGGTGTGTAACGCGAACTTTGGCTAGGGCTGGGGTCCGTGGCGTCGGCGGTCGGGGCGTGCCCCCTGGTGGCTCCTGGGCGTGAGGAACCACGGCGTACGTTGCACACGTTGCAGACGACCTCGATGTCGGTGAGGCGCAGTGGCTTCCCGGCTGCGCGGCGTTCCCATGCAGTGGGTAGGTGGTCGGCCTGTAGGTGCTCGGTGGTTCCACAGTCGGTGCACCACGGCTGTAGGCGTCGGGCTCGGCTGGACAGCTTGTCCCATGCGTGGTCGTAGCCGCGTGCCCGTGACGGGGTGCGGGTGTCGGTGGTGTGCTCGGGGCAGTGCGGTCCCTCTGATGGGGTGCCGCACTCGAGGCATGGTCGCAGCGTCATCTAGTGGCCCTCAGCTTCTATACCCACAAGGGTGCTGATGCCGTTGTCCACGATCTGCATACCCGTGGTGGTGGAGATGCTGGGTATCAGCATCGTGTGCAGGTCGATCAGGCCGAGCAGGGTGGGTGTGATGTTGCTGGTCTCCCAGACCACCTGGGCTGTCTGGTCGTGGTCACCGTGCTCGTAGGCGATGGCGAGGCGGGCGGCTCGGCGCCAGTGCTCGGGGATCATATTGCCGGGGTCGTAGTGGGCGTCTGCGACGGTGGCCAGTCCCTCGCCGAATGCGTGCATTCCTACCTCGGTAAGCAATCGCTTCGACACGACAGCGAGCGTGACCAGCAAGGCGTGGGCAAATGGTCCTGTGCGTCCGGCCTCGTTGACTTCCTGGAGGACGACGTTGACGCCCGTCTCGTCTCCGTTCAGGTGGTGCTTGATGAATACGCCAGCGCGGCGTAGGTCTGCCGCGTGGTGGGGGTTGATGCTCACGGTGTTCTCCTTAGGTGGGTTGGTCCAGTAGTCGTCGGGTACGAAGATGACGCGGCGCTCGGTGGTCACGATGCCCTCCGAGTCTGTTGCTGTGCTTTGACGCATTCAGCCTTGCTGGTGTGGTACCCGTCGCGCCGATCGTCGGCGTACACCATTTGCTCCCCGCAGTGCGGACAGTTAGGTGCGGGCTCTCCGGCGATGGTGCGGACCCGCTGCCGTGGTGGCTTCACCGCCTTCTTGGGAGGCATGGACGCCGGCGAGGGTGAGCAGGGAGCAGGGCAGGGGGCGCTCACTGCGCTCTGCTCCCTGCTCTCTGGTGCGCTCTGCTCAACCCCCTCTGACCTCACAGGGAGCGCAGGGAGCGCAGGGAGCACGTCACAGGGGGTGTCCTGCTCTCTGCTCTCTGGTTGCCCATCGGGTGGCAGTGACCAAAACCAGGGGCCGGGGTTGAGCGGGCGGTCGGCAACGATCTTCAGACGAGACTTAGCACGCTTTGCCTGATCCTTGGAATAGCCTGCCGCGTCGGCGGCGCTGAAGACCTCGGTGGCCTTCACCGAGCCATTCGCCAAGAGCTGAGTAAGCCAGCTGTCGATGCCTCGTGAGCCGTCGTCCGCACTGCCAGCGAGTAGGTCCCTGGCGTCGAGGGTGGTGTCCCCGAGCCACTGCACCGAACCGATCTCGGCGGGGCCGTCCTCGGTTTGAACTGTCGTCCCCACGATGCGGAATTCCACCGACCGATCCGAGGCTGTGTAGTTGGCCTTGGTGTTGGTCAGCACCCGGGTCCCCGTCTCGGGGTCCTCGGCGATGGACAGCACGCAGCGAGCTACCTGGCTCCATGCCACGCTACCCAGTAGCAACTTTCCCGAGTCGTGGCCGTCACGCTTTCCGAAGTGACTTAGACCCACCACGGTCACGTCTCGCCGTGCCGCCAGCGCGGCGATCGGCTCGAGGTACTGGCGTACGGCGATGTCGTCGTTACCAGAGAATCCGGACGGCATCAGACCCTTTGCCGGATCGAGGAAGATCATCGTCACCTTGTGCTGGCTGATGACTTCTTCGATGGCGTTGAGGTCGAGGGGGAACATCAGCGCCCCGGTGCCTAGATCGGTCTCTACGTCGATGAAGATGACCTTGCTCATGTCGGCACCGTTGGCGATTAGGCGCGGCACGATGGCGTGTTCTCGGGACTCCTCGGAGCCCACCCACATCACCGTGCCGCCCATGTCCGTTTCGCGTGCGGCCCAACTACTGGCCACGGTGCTCTTACCCTTGCCCTCACGTGCCGCCAGCAGATTGATGGACGAGCGCAGCACTAGGCCTGGCTCCCACCAGACCATCCGCTTGGCTTTGACATCACTGCCCCGCGTCACCACCAACTTGCGGCTCTTGGGCGGTGCCGACTTCACGGTGGGCTGACGATCTTGATCTTCTACAGCGGGGGCTGGACGAGGTCGCCGAGTCTCGACGACCTTGTTCTCTACCGCAGGCTTGGGAGTACCCGGCTTGCGCCGGGCCTCCTCTGCCATCTTCTGCGACACCGCTTTCCCGCGGGCCACGGCGTCGTCTGTCATCAACGCTCCCTTCTACTTGTCCATGGGTCACGGCGTCCGCACCGCAACGGCGGCAAGCGAAGTGACGCTTCACGTCGGCGCTGCAGCTGCTCGGGCGCCTTCTCGATTCCTGAGGCGTTCTTCATCAGGAAGCCGCCTTAATGTCCGGCAGCACGACCTCTTTGAAGTACTTCGGCACCGACGCCAGGAGTATCGCTGCGGCATGCTCATTGGCCCGCAGCAGCAGTTCCTCTAGGTCGTGTGCCTCGCTCAGCCGCATGTCGATCTGAGTATCGAGATCCCGTGGCCCGCCTTGGATGTGGACGATCACGCGCGGGGCGCCGTCACCTTCTCTTTCGTTGAAGTGCACCCCGGCACCGATCGACAGCGGCTCTTGGCCGTCCTCGAGATTGAAGGGTGTCCCGTCCCCGAGAGTCGGCAAGACGTAGGTGATGCCCTGATGATCGCCTCGGCAGTCCGGTGACCCGCCGGTGCACCACGTGAATCCTCTTGTGCAGCTGTTCATCGCGCACCGCCGATCCATAGGTCGGCCAGGTCGGCGGCGTCCGTCAGCGCTTTGGCAACAGCGCGGGCATCAGCGACCGTGTGGCTGGTGTCGAAGACATAGATGGCTGGCGCCAAGTGAGGGTTATCGGTGATGATCGATCCATCTGGTCGCTGAGCGACCGCCAAGGCGATGTTCCTGGCAGCCAAATGTTCCGGCAACGGCATCTCCGGTGACCAGACCAGGCGGGCGAGCACGCCGTCGTAGTCCTCGAACTGAAACTCGCTCATCTCGGCGTCGGCACCGGGCGGTAGACCGATGTCGGCAGGGTGTGTCATCATGATCTGGAACTTCCTTTCAAGTGGTGGTTCGGTTCGGTTTCGGCGAAGCCCCGGTTGCAGCCCGGGGTTTTCGCATTTCTGGGGTGCAGATCCTCGGTGTGATCCGACTGTGGATCGAGGCCGAGGTCCTCAATCCGGTCGCGGTCGCGCTGGGAGATGCCCATCAGGCAGCCCCGCGTGGATCGTCGGTGCGCTGACAGGTGTTGTCGTCCAGGTATTTATGAACGTCGGACCACCTGTAGATCACTTTGCGGGCGCCGACTGTTATGTACTTCGGTCCAGTGCCCCGGTGGCGCATCTGTGCCAACCCGGCCTCACTGGTATGTAGATAGGCGGCAACCTCTTTCGATGTCGCAGTGTCATTCGTCATGGGCTGAAGTCCTCCTTCTGTGTCTGAAAGTTGTTGACAAAGCCCGAGATTCGTTCCCTCACATCCCCGTCGCTGACGGCTGTCGATTCCGTGGTGTAGGAGCCGCGCGACTGACTCCCGTATCTGCTCTCGTGCTCTGCTGTGAAGTTCTCAATGTGCAAAATATGTCAGTAAGATATCGATATGATGTCAAACTATGACAGTGAATCAGTAGAACACCGCCGTGGTTCACTGTCAAGTGTTGTTAGGAAACCTGGCGCTTCACTGGCAAGGTATGACAGCATGGGGGCATGGCAGGTAAGGAACCAGACATTGGCCCCACCGCTCGAACGGTGGCCGCGAACGTCAAGAAGCTCCGTGAAGACTGGGATATGAAGTACACGGACGTGTCCGAACGGCTCATGAAAGCCGCTGGCTGGTCGATCAACGCTGTAGGAATACGCAGGATAGAATCAGGCGAAAGGCGTGTCACACCAGACGATTTGGCGGCCTTGGCCGTTACATTCGGCGTCTCGCCCGCAACCCTCCTAATGCCGGCTGTGCGTACAGTGTCGGCCGATGACGAGGTGGAGGTGACGGGATTACGGCGGCCACTTCGGGCAGCGGCGGCTTGGGAATGGATCTCAGGTCGGGGTATGCCGAGTGAGTCTGACGACATTCAGGATTACCTGTCGTTCATCAACCGCGCGTGCCCCGGGTGGATCCGCGAGGCCGCCGCCGAGCGCTACCGAGAGGTGTCACAGAAGATGTTCGATGATCTGACGAAGGAATTGTGGCCAGACCATGGCGGCGATTAACCGATACCAGACGGCGGCGGGGGAGCGGTGGGAGGTCCGGTACCGCAAGCCGGATGGAAACACCAGTCGCAAGAGGGGGTTCACCACCAAGCGAGATGCGTCTACGTGGGCATCGAAAGTGGAGACCTCCAAGATGGAGGGTGCATACGTCTCGCCCTCGCGCGGGCGGATTACGGTTGGTGGCCTTGCTCTCGGGTGGTTGGCTCGCCAGGAACAGGGGCTCTCGCCCTCGTACTACCGGACCATCGCCTACGCCTACGGCAAGCACGTCGAGCCCAAGTGGGCGAACGTTCCGGTAGGCAAGGTGGACAGCCTGGACGTGAAAGCGTGGGCTGCGACGATGACCCGCAGTGGCGCGAGCGCCACGGTCGTCAACCGAGCGGTCGGCATCCTGGCGGGCATCCTCGATGATGCGGTGGAGCATCGTGCTCTGGCGTTCAACCCGGCGCGCCGGTTCAAGCGCGGCGAGAAGCCGCAGAAGGCGCCGAAGCGCCACGTATATCTCACCGACGCCGACGTGTGCCGATTGGCCGAAGAGTCCGGTCGCCACGCCGATCTCGTGCTGGTACTGGCATTCACAGGTCTGCGATGGGGTGAGGCCATCGCACTGACAGTTGCCGATGTCGAGTTCCTTAAGCGTCGTATCTCGGTGCACAGCAACGCTGTTCAGGTCGGCCAGGAGTTCAAGGTCGGGCAGACCAAGGGCAAGGAGAACCGGACGGTGCCGGTGGCCGAGTCAGTGCTGGCTCGATTGGCTGTGCGGTGCCGGGGCCGCACGGAGAAGGATCTACTCTTCCCGGCGCGTGCGGGCGGATACCTCAAGCGTCCAAGCTACGACTCGACGGGATGGTTCAACCGGGCGGTCGAGCGTGCCCAGGTACAAACGATCACGCCCCACGATCTACGGCACACGTGCGCGAGCCTGGCCGTTAGCTCTGGCGCGAACGTGCTTGCGGTGTCACGGATGCTGGGTCATAAAGACCCGAGCGTCACGCTGCGGGTGTATGCGGACTTGTTCGACAGTGATCTTGATGCGGTGGCCGTCAATCTGGACGCGAAGATTTCAGGCAGTGTCCAAAACGTGTCCAAGGAGCCTGTTGACCGGCGGCGTAGCCGCTCCAAACCTGCCGTCTAG